GGAGCTCCAAGACTTCATGGTGGTCGACGGGATCCGCCCGGACAGCGGCGCGGTCTCGCCTCCGACGCTCGCGACGAAGCGGCAGACGCTGCGCGGTGGCGACGGCAAGCCGGTGGGCTGGAGCCAGCAGTACGAGGACGCGCAGCGGAAGCGGTGGCAGAAGTGAAGATCACCGCTCCGTACCGCGGCCGACGCGCTGTCAAGAAACTCGATTTCACCGACATGCGCAAGGCGTTCAGCGATCAGCGCCTATGGTGCTCAATCGGCTTAGTGACCGCGCCCGAGGATGGCGTTTCGCACTTCGAGGTCACCGACAGCGATGTGCTCGTCGAGGTCGTGCTGCAGCCATCGCTCATCCAGCTGACCTGCCGGCTCTCCGCCGCGCTGTGGCGCGTGCCCGACCTCGGGGAAGAGGTGATGGTCACGGTGCCCGAGGGCATGATCGAGTTCATGCCGACGATCACCGACGTGTTGAGCTCGGGGCGGGTGCCCACGGGCCAGGGCCCGGCCACCGGACGCATCGTCATCACACGCACCGAGGTCGTGGTGCACGACGGCACGGGCGGCGCGGTGTCGCTGGCTCTCAAGAGCGACGTCTCGAACCTCGCGTCCTTCGTCTCGACGCTGAGCCTGCCGGTGGTCGGCGGCGGCGGGGGTACGGCTGGTCCGCCCACTGGAACGGTTCCGACAGCGACGGGCACCACGGTGCTCAAGGGGAAGTGATCGATGAGCAATTTCGTCACCGATGGCACCGCGCTCCCCTTTCCCAAGGCAGACCTGGGGGGGCTGCCCGGCGGCACCCCGTCGGTCAATGGGCTCACCGCCGCGGAGTGGAACACGACATGTCAGGCCATCGAGGATCTACGGACGGTAGTGCTCGCAGGAATCCATCCGCCGTTGCTGTTCGAACTCTGGACCGACAGCAACGGCATGGGCCCGGCGACCGACGCGAGCCAGGACGACCCAGCTGACGCGGTCGCGACACCGAACAACAACGTCACGCTGATCGCGATGCATACGAGCGGGTTCGCCGAGCCGGTCACCCCGGTGAACATGGGCACCGGCGCGCTCCGCCTGGAGACCTCGACCTCGCCGGCACACGGCCCCGAGCTCGCGATCGGCAAGGCGCTCAACGAGATCCTCAACGGACCCGGATCCGTACCGGACGCCGCGCACAAGGTGTGGATCGACAAGTTCTCGATGCACAGCACGCTGCTCCGGGACTGGCAGCAGGGCTCGACGGCCGGCAATGCGAGCCCCCTGCTCGGCGGCAGCAACCTCGACGGCGACAGCAATGCGCGCGCCCTGACCGCGGCGGCGACCAGCGGCCGGCAGGCCACCTGCGCGTTCACAATGCTCGGCACGAACGACGGTAGCGATGCGACGGCGTCAGCCAACGCGGGGACCAACGCCACGGCGTTCATCGCGCGCAAGCGGGCGATCCTGGGCGCCGGTCTGATGTTCGTCTGGGTCGTTCCGCAGACGACGATCCCGATTGGCACCTATCCCAACAAGGTGACCGCGCGCGCGAACCAGCTCGCCGCGCTGCAGGCCGCGGCCGGCCTCGCGATCGTGTTCGCCGAGGACCTGCCGACGGGCGATGACCTCGTACACTTCGTCTCGATCGCCGAGCAGGTACTCGGGGCGCGCATGTCCTTCGCCTACGTCCGGCTCGCCGGGTTGCGCGAGAGGATCGTCACCGCCCCGACCGTGGTCGGGGTCTCGCCGGCAACGTACAACGGCTCGGCGCACGGCCTATCCGGCATCACCGGAGCATCGGGCACGGATCTGCGCGCATTCCCCTGGCAGGGCAGCGCACACGCCGACCTGATGTTTTTGCCCATCTTCAAGGGCACGGTAGGCGCCGGCTCGGCGATCCCGACACCATCAGGTTGGACGAGCGCGATCCAGGTGACGAACACCGACGCCGCGACGGTCGAGAACCGCGCCGCGCTGTTCTTCAAGACCTGCTTGCAGGCCGAGCTCGACGGGAACAATGGCTTTCCGCTCTCCCCGACGAGCACTCCGGGCGGCGCGCAGTTCGCGCTGAAGCCGTTCACGGTGCGCGTTCCGGCCGGCTTGGTCGCGGCGCTCGATGGCTCGCCCACGTCGTTCACACACACGACGCTTGACACCACGCCGGTGACGGCCGCGGGCGTGACCACGACGGCGGCCAACCGCACGATCTGCATCATGGTGTTCGCGTGGAAGAACGCCAACGGCCAGTCGTTCACCGTCACGAACAGCAACCTGACCGGGCTCACGCAGGTGTTCGGCGCCAGCTACCCATCGTCCTCGGGAAACTACCTGTTCATCGGCCTCTGGACCGGCACGCTCGTCGCGCAGGGCGCGAGCGGCAACAGCACGGTCACGCCCTCGGCCGCCGCCAGCTCGTGCGGCTTCACGTGGGCGATGTGACCCAATGCCGTTGATCACTTTCCCATTCACCTTCCCCGAGGCCTTCGGGCCCCCGACGGCCTCCGGCTTGTCCACGGACGAGATTACCGCGCAGGTCGGCAAGTTCTTCGGCTCGGACATCTGGTTCGACGTCTCGCAGCCCGACCAGACCGGGCACGCGAACTACGTGATCACGCCGGCGGGGGACGTGACCATGGTGACCGAGCGCGAGGCGCTGCGACAGTCGCTGATCCGTCGGTACCTGACTAACCCCGGTGACTGGAAGACCGCGCCCAACTACGGGGCCGGGTGCCGGCAGTACGTCAAGGGCAAGAACACCGCCGCGGCACGCGCCGAGCTGGAGAGCCGCGTGCGCGCGCAGAGCCTGCGGGACCCGCGCGTGCTCACGGTCGACCTGGCCACGGTGACGCCGCTCGAGGACGGATCGCCGGGGATCCGGCTGTCAGTGAAGATCACGCCGAAGGGCCGGCTCCGCGGCGACCAGGCGCTCCCCATCCACCTGGAGATCCGCTGATGCCGGTGTCACCCAGCTTCGACGACTTGCTCACCCAGTTCGAGGCGGAGGCGCTGACCCACCTGCCGACGCTGACCTTCCTCGAAGGCGACGTCACCACGGCGCTGCAGCATGGCGCCGGGGCGATGGCCGACGCGGTGATCCGCCTGATCGTGCAGGCGCTCAAGGACACCTTCATCGACACGGCCAAGGGCGACGCGCTCACCGCGCTCGTCAACGACCACCTAAACATCCAGCGGCAGGTCGCGACCTTCGCGCAGGCCACCGTCACGCTGGCGCGGACCAGCGCCGGCGCGGGCGGGACGCTGCTCGCCGGGTTCTCGGTCGCCTCGCAGATCGACTCCAGCGGCAACTCGCAGGTCTTCACCCTCGATAGCAACGTGAGCTTCGCGCTCGCCGACAACGGGCCGCACACGGTCGGGGTGACTGCGCAGATCGCGGGCCGCGCCGGCAACGTCGCGGCCGGGCAGATCACGCGGCTCATCGGCTCGCCGTTCGATCCCACGCTCACCGTCACGAACGCGGCGCTGGCCGGCGGCGGCAACGACGCGGAGAGCGACGACGAGCTGCGCGTGCGCGCGCGCAACTTCTGGCAGACCCTGCGCCGCGGGACGCTCGGCGCGCTGGAGTTCGGCGCGCTGCAGGTGCCGAGCGTGCGGATCGCGCGCGCCACCGAGGATCCGATCTCCGGCATCGTGACGCTCGTGGTCACCGACTCCGACGGCAACAGCACGGCGCAGATGGTCGCCGACGTCGTCACCGAGGTTGAGAACTGGCGCGCGGCCGGCTCGATCGTGACCGTGTTCGGCGGCGCGGCGCTGATCGTCAACGTCACCGGCACGCTGGTCGCGGAGCCGGGCGTTGACACGTCGGTGCTGGGCGCGCTCGCCGCGACCGCGATCGCCGGCCGCATGGCCAAGCAGCGCCAGGGCGAGACGCTGTTCCTCGACTCGATCAAGAGCGCGGCGATCGGCGTCGACCCGGACGCGCTCAATGCGCTGGTGCTGTCCACGCCGGTCGCGGACGTCGTGCCCACCGCCAACCAGGTGGTGCGCCCGGGCGTGGTGACGATCTCATGAGGACCTCATGGCCCTGACCAGCGACGAGCAAGAGCTCTTGGACTTCGCAACCGGCGCGTTGCCGAACTGGGTGCGCTCGCCAGACGAGTTCCTCACCGCCGCGGCCAAGCTGATGGGCATGCCGCGCGCGACCGCGGTCTACCTGTTTGGTCAGACGCTGATCACCCAGGCGACCGGCGCGACCGCGACCACGCCGGACTGGCTCGCGCAGCACGCGCGCGACCGCGGGACCTCGCGCCAGGCCGGGGAGACCGATCCGGTGCTCCAGGAGCGCCTGCGCGTGATCCCGGACGCGGTCACCCGGCAGGCCGTGCTCGACGCGGCAAACGCCATCCTGGCCGCTGCTGGCGTGGTCGGCTCGGCCGCGCTGCTCGAGCTCCCCCGCGATGGCGCGTGGCTGGGGCACTACACGGCGCTGACCGGCACCGGCGGCACGTTCACGCAGGCCGGCACGGTGAGCACGTTCACCCCGCTGGTGCTGCCCTGGTCAGCGCCGCCATTCCAGGCCGCCGCGGTGGCCCCGGTGGTCAGCTGGCAGCTCGTGATCAGCGGCGCGGTGAACGCCGGGAACAACGGGACCCGGGCGGTCACCGGGCTCAGCGGCGACGCGGTGATCGTGACCAACGCTGGCGGCGTTGCCGGCGCGGACGCGACGGTGACGTGGGAGGCGCAGCGACTCGACGTCACCGGCAACGTCACCGACGGGTTCGCGCGCGCCTACGCCGGCCGCGGGTTCCGCACCACCTCGACGCGGCCGTTCAAGTTGCTGCTGATCCTCCCGTTCGGCACGACGCTCGGCGTGCAGAACAGCGTGACCGAGTCGATCAGGACGAAGAAAGCGGCGGGGCTCGCGGTCATCGTCGAGCGACGGCTGAACCCGTAGAACATCAGTTACAGGTCAGCGGCAGGCGTACTGATTGGGGTCGTTCGGCCATCCACACGCCCGTCGCCCGCCTGGGACGTCGGGGCAGTCGCGGTGCTAGTTCCAGTAGTACCAGCAGTCCTGTGGACCGAGCGAGTCGCAGGTCGCCTGATATGTCCCGCATCCCTGATCGGTGCATGCGTGGAATCCGGCGGTGCACGACGTGACACGGTTCACGGTGTGGCACGCAATATCCGAGGTCAGATACGGACTGCCACCAGGAAAGAGGCTGAAGCCGTACCCGCCGAGGATATTGGAGATCAGG